TCAGATGTAGCTTCCCGCAAAGACTGGATTCAAACTTATGTAGATGGTTTGGAACTCTTGGGAATGAAAATTGAAGATCGTACAGAACCATGGCCCGGAGCCTGTGGTGTGTACCATCCATTACTTTCAGAAGCTGTAGTGAAGTTCCAATCAGAAACGATTATGGAAACCTTCCCAGCATCTGGCCCAGTAAAAACACAAATTATTGGCAAAGAAACGCAAGACAAGAAGGATGCGTCTGAGCGTGTGCAAGCCGACATGAATTTCAAATTAACAGACGAAATGGTTGAATACCGACCTGAACATGAGCGCATGCTTTGGGGCTTGGGTATTGCTGGTAATGCATTTAAAAAGGTGTACTACGATCCAGCATTGGAACGTCAAGTATCCATGTACATTCCAGCAGAAGATATTGTTGTTCCTTACGGCGCATCATCTATTGAATCGGCAGAACGTGTAACCCATGTAATGCGCAAAACTGAAAATGAAATGCGCCGTTTACAGGTTGCAGGATTTTACTGTGATGTTGATTTGGGTACTCCAAATAATACTTTAGATGAAGTTGAAAAGAAGATTGCTGAAAAGCTGGGCTTCCGCGCATCATCTGATGACCGTTACAAAGTATTGGAAATGCACGTTGACCTAGATTTAGAGGGATACGAGCATGAAGATAAAGATGGCGAGCCTACAGGAATTGCTTTGCCGTATGTAGTCACTATTGAACTAGGTAGTAATACCATTTTAGCGATCCGTCGCAATTGGGCAGAGGATGATAAAAATCACAAAAAGCGTCAACACTTTGTCCATTACGGCTATATCCCTGGCTTTGGTTTCTACTGCTTTGGTCTTATCCACTTGGTTGGGGCTTTTGCTAAATCAGGCACTTCCATCCTACGCCAATTGGTTGATGCAGGCTCATTATCGAATTTGCCTGGTGGCTTTAAGACCCGTGGCTTGCGAGTTAAGGGCGACGACACCCCGATAGCTCCTGGTGAATTCAGAGATGTAGACGTTCCATCTGGCACGATGAAAGATAACATCATGCCGTTGCCATACAAAGAGCCTTCACAAGTTCTGTATAGCTTACTCAACAACATTGTTGAAGAAGGCCGTCGTTTCGCTTCTGCTGGAGATCTTAAAGTTTCAGATATGTCTAGCCAGTCTCCAGTTGGGACAACACTAGCAATCTTGGAAAGAACTCTCAAAGTAATGTCTGCGGTACAAGCCCGTATCCATTACTCTATGAAACAAGAGTTCCGTTTGCTCAAGAAGATTATTGCTGACTATACTCCAGAAGAGTATTCATATGATCCATCTGAAGGCAATCGCCGCGCTAAAAAATCAGACTATGACTGCGTAGAGGTTATACCAGTTTCTGATCCTAACGCTGCTACAATGAGTCAAAAGGTTGTTCAATATCAAGCGGTTTTGCAGTTAGCGCAGTCTGCTCCACAGTTGTACAACTTACCATTGTTACACCGCCAAATGTTAGATGTATTGGGTATTAAGAATGCTTCAAAGCTGGTTCCATTACCAGACGATCAGCGTCCATCAGATCCAATTACAGAAAACATGCAGGCATTAAAAGGAAAACCGCTGAAGGCATTTATTTATCAAGATCATCAAGCGCATATTCAAGTGCATATGTCCGCTATGCAAGATCCTAAGATTGCCCAGATCATTGGTCAAAATCCAATGGCTCAACAAGTAATGGCTGCTATGCAAGCTCATATTGCTGAACACGTTGCTTACGAATATCGCAAACAAATGGAAGATATGATTGGTGTTCCAATTCCATATAGCGAAAGTGAAGATGATGATGAACAATTGCCAGAAGAAATTGAAATCCAAATTGCACGTTTAGCCGCGCCAGCCGCAGCCAAATTACTGCAAATGAATAAAGCTGAAATTGCACAACAACAAGCTCAGCAACAAGCACAAGATCCTTTAGTTCAATTGCAACAACAAGAGATGCAATTGAAGGCTAAGGAAGTTGACATCAAGGAACGTAAGCTAATTGCAGATTCTGCGGCTAAAGCTGACCAACTTGAGATTGAAAAATCCCGCATTGAAAGCCAGGAAAAAATTGCGGGAATGCAAGCAGCTATTAAATCCCAAAAAGACCAAGCAGACCGCCAGTCAAAAACTGAGATGGAAGCCGTTAAGTTGGGGATGGAAATGGCTAGATCAGATAAACCGACGAAAGGTAAATAATGATCGACAAAATGCTGAATCATCTATCACAAAAAATAGATGAGAAAGTTGGGCGACTACAAGAGGCGCTCGGTACTGGAGTGTGTAAAGATCACTCAGAGTACCAAAGGATGTGTGGTGAGATTCAGGGTCTGCTGACCGCACGTTTATTTATATCAGACCTTGACAAAAACCTGGAGAACTCTAATGAGTGAAGCTGGAATTCTTATCGCCACAAACCCCGATAAGCCAGAAATAGTAGGAAAATTTACATTTGCAGCATCAGCAGAAGACAAAGCAAAGCAATTGCCTAAACCATCAGGGTATCGCATTCTATGCGCTATTCCAGAAGTGGAAGAAGCCTACGAAAGCGGGCTGATTAAGGCGGATCAAACCATGAATTATGAAGAGAAGCTGGCAACAGTTCTGTTTGTAGTTGAAATGGGTGAAGATTGCTACAAAGATTCGACACGATTTCCAACAGGCGCCTGGTGCAAACAAGGTGACTTTGTAATTGTGCGTCCAAATGCTGGTACACGCCTGTTAATTCATGGTCGTGAATTCCGTATGATTAACGATGATTCCGTAGAGGCTGTAGTTCAAGATCCTCGTGGCATCAAACGTGCATAAAGGGGCTGAGAATGGCTGAAAATACACAAGATTTTGAAGAATTTGAATTTCCAGACGAAAAGGAAGCAAAAGCTGCCACTAAGGTAGAAGTTGAATCCGATTCAGAATTTAGTATTGAGATTGAAGACGACACTCCTGAAGCAGATCGTGGTAAAGAGCCTGCTCCAAAGGCGCTTGTTGACGCTCTTGAAAATGATGAACTGGAAAAGTATCAAGGCGAGACTAAAGAGCGTTTTAAACAGCTTAAAAAGGTTTGGCATGATGAGCGTAGGGCAAAAGAAGCTGCTTATCGCGAACAGCAAGAAGCATTACGCCTTGCTAAAAAGATGGTTGATGAGAATAAAGTCCTCAAGCAACGCCTTTCTAACGGTGAAACTGTATATGTTGATGCTGTAAAACAGGCTGCTGATCGTGAACTTGACATGGCTAAGGCTGAATACCGCGCTGCTTATGAGGCGGGCGACTCAGACAAGTTAATGGAAGCTCAAGACAGGATGCTTTCTGCTAGGTTAAAATCAGACAAAGCACAAAATTATCAACCTCAGTATCAAAATGCTTTACAAGAAGAAGAAGTTGATGTACAAATACAACAACCGCAAGTCAATGCGCCTGACTCCAAAGCCGTTTCGTGGCAAAAAAACAACGAATGGTTCGGACAAGACGAAGAAATGACGAGTCTAGCACTTGGCCTGCATGAGAAGTTGGTTCGCAATGGTGTACGAGCTGGATCTGATGATTACTATGACCGCATTAATCAAACGATGCGTAAAAGATTCCCAGAACAGTTTGAGCTTGAAGATGTTGAACAAGAGGAGAGACCACAAAAAGTATCTCCGAAGGCTAGTAATGTTGTAGCGCCTGTAGCACGGTCAACGAGTCCCAAAAAGATTCGACTAAGCAAGACGCAAGTAGTATTAGCTAAAAAACTTGGATTAACACCAGAGCAGTATGCCCGTGAACTAACTAAATTGGAGGCCCAAAATGGCTGAAGTAAGAGCAAGTCGTGAGTTAAAAACCCGTGCAGTATCAGAGCGTCCCCAACAGTGGATGCCTGCTGAACTGCTCCCCGAGCCTGACAAAGAGGCTGGGTTTGCTTATCGCTGGATTCGTGTCGCAACGATGAACCAGGCAGATCCCCGCAATCTCTCAGCAAAAATGAGAGAAGGTTGGGAGCCAGTTCGGATTGAGGAACAACCTAAATTTCAACTGCTAATTGATCCCAATAGTCGCTTTAAGGACAATATTGAGATCGGTGGATTATTACTTTGCAAGACTCCTGAAGAGTTTATAAGTCAGCGAAATGCGCATTTTGCTCGACAAACACAAGCACAGACGGATGCTGTAGATAATAATTTAATGCGTCAAAGCGACCCACGGATGCCACTCTTTTCAGAGCGGAAATCTACAAGTAGCTTTGGCAAAGGCAATAATTAACTTTAAACTTTTGGAGATTCAATAATGGCATATCCTACCGTTAGCGCTCCGTATGGTTTCAAGCCTGTAAATCGTTTGGACGGTCTGCCATATGCAGGCGCTGTACGTCCATTTAGCGTAGCTGGTACATCCAACTCCGCTATTTTCAACGGCGATTTAGTTCAGCTTGATACAAACGGACAAATCATTCCTTTAGCATCAGGTGGCACTTCAAACGCTACTTATGTTATTGGTGTATTCACTGGTTGTACTTACACTTCACCAGCAACAAATCAGAAATTATTTAGCCAGTTCTTGCCAGCAAGTACAGCGGCTGCTGATATTACTGCTTTCGTTGTTGATGATCCTGCTGCCGTATTCAAAGTTGCCGTAACACTCGCTAATAGCGTTGTGTCTACAGCTACTACAGCTTCTGTTGGATCAAATATGTCTGTTGTATTGGGCGCTGGCTCTACCACTAATGGTAATTCTCAGTTCTCAGTATTAGCAGGTTCCCAAGCTACTGATACCCTCTTGACTCGTGTGGTTGGCGTTGTAACTGAAACAGCTACAGGCGTTGATACATTCCAAGAATTGATCGTTAAGATCAATAACCATCAGTACAATAACCGCACTGGCGTATAAGGAGCATTAAATGGCTATTTCACGTTCACAACTACTGAAAGAGTTGCTCCCAGGATTGAATGCATTATTCGGTCTTGAGTACGCAACATATGGCGAACAACACAAAGAGATCTACGAAACTGAGACCTCTGAGCGTTCATTCGAAGAAGAAACAAAACTGTCAGGTTTCTCTGCTGCTCCTGTTAAATCCGAAGGCTCTGCCATCGCTTATGACAATGCACAAGAAGCATGGACAGCGCGTTACAACCACGAAACTATTGCCCTTGGCTTTAGCTTGACTGAAGAAGCAATCGAAGACAACCTCTACGATTCTTTGTCAGCTCGCTACACTAAGTCTTTAGCTCGTGCTATGGCTTATACCAAGCAAGTTAAAGGTGCCGCTGTATTGAATAACGGTTTCACATCTGGCTACAACGGCGGTGATAACGTTCCTCTTTTCAGCAATGCGCATCCATTGGTTTCTGGTAGTACTAACAGCA